TGGTGAAATCGCGGCTTCTAAAAATGTTGAAAACGAAACCAAATCCGCAATGGAAAAACTTAGCTCTAAAGCGGCTGAGTTGACCGAGAAGTGTTTGGAACTTGAGCGCAAAATGTCTGACTCTGCAAAAGAAGGTCAGAAGGCTGAAGATTCATTAGGTGAGCAACTGGTTAAGTCCGATGCTTTCCAAGCAATGACTCAAGGTCGTAGCAAGTTTGCTCGTATTGAAACTAAGACAGCAATCGTTAACGCTACTGGTCAGAACCAACCTTTGGTCGCTGACTTCCGAGTCCCAGGAATTATCACTAATCCGAATCGCGTTTTGACTATTCGTGATGTATTGCCTGTTGGTCGCACATCTTCTAACTTGGTGCAGTACACCAAAGAGAATGTGTTCACCAACAATGCAAACGCACAATACTCAAGCCCTGCTCGCGAGAATGTGACTAAGCCTGAGTCAGCAATTACATTCACATTGGCTAACGCCCCTGTGGTGACATTGGCTCACTTTATCCCTGTCTCTCGTCAGGTGTTGGATGATGCTCCTCAATTGCAATCTTATGTCAATGGTCGTTTGACTTATGGCTTGAAGTTGGAAGAAGAAGATCAGTTGTTGAATGGTCTTGGTACAAGCGGAACAATCGCTGGTATCACTGCATCAGGAAACCATACAGCGTACAGCCGTCGCATTACTGGCGACACAAAATTGGACACATTGCGTCGTGCGATTACTCAGGCTCAATTGTCTGACTATATGCCTGACACAATTGTGATCAATCCTGCTGATTGGGAAACAATCGAAATCGCTAAGACTACTTATGGTGAGTACATCTTTGGCGGTGAGAATGGTCCTATCAACGCATTGCAACCATTGATTTGGGGCAAGCGCGTTATCGCTACAAACAGCATGACTGCGGGTAAATTCTTGGTTGGTGGCTTCACTATGGGCGCACAAATCTGGGATCGCATGGATGCCGCTGTTCAAATCTCTTATGAAGATGGCGACAACTTCAAGAAGAACATGGCTACATTGTTGGCAGAAGAGCGTTTGGCTTTGACAGTCTATCGCCCATCCGCTTTCATTTACGGCAATCTGTAATTGAGCAGACCCCCATGCCTCGCGGTGTGGGGGTTTTGTAATTGTTAAACTAAATAGAAATAACCCCGCGATGGAATTAGTTGAAATAATTGCCCTGACTCATTTTGAAGATTCACGCATTGGTAGTGTGAGTAACAAGATGAGACTAAAAGTTCCGTCAGTAGTTGCTGACGATCTTCAATCAATTGGTGTGATTGAAATAGTAAACCCTCCCGTGGCGACCGCCAGATCAGTTCATACGACCGCACCGCAGGTCGATGGGCGGGGCGTGTCGCCTGTATTATTGCAAGCGGACCGAGTCTCACCGAGGAAGATTGCAACATCGTTGGAGACCAAGGATGGGCGACCATTGCTGTCAATGACAGCTATCGCAGAGCACCATTCGCAGACTGCTTATATGCTTGCGATGAACAATGGTGGCGAGTCCACTTTGAGCGAGTCAAATCAGAATACGAAGGTGAATGTTGGACTCAAGACGAGGGGGCGTCCAAGAGGTACAAAATCAATCGCATTGGGTCTGAGTACAAAGAGGGACTCGGCACTAATGGCGTAATCCATCAGGGCGGTAATAGCGGTTATCAAGCGATCAATCTTGCGTACCTATGGGGTGCAAAGACAATTGTTCTGCTAGGATTAGATTGTTCGCTTTCACCGAAAGGCGAAGCGCACTGGTTTGGTCAGCATGGTGAAGGATTAACAAACCATCAACCATTCCAGATGTGGCAAGCAAAGTTTCCGCAACTTGCAGTTGATCTGCAAGCTGAAGGTGTTCGAGTAATTAACGCAAGCAGACAGACAGCCCTGACTTGCTTTGAGCGTATGACGCTTGAGGAAGCAATTAAAGTATGTTGACCTTACTGACTGCAACTGGTGCAAGACCAAAGGCTTGGGCTATCTGTGAATTGTGGATGGCAAGACAGACTTACAGAGGAGATGTCCGTTGGATTATTGTTGATGATGGAGAGGAAGCACAGCCAATCACATTCAGCAAAAAGAACTGGACATTAGAAGTAATTAGACCTAATCCATTCTGGCAAGAAGGCATGAATACGCAAGCGCGTAATCTTCGGGCGGGGATGGATATTGTTAGCCCAGACGAAAGAGTTGTCTTTATTGAAGATGATGATTGGTATGCGGCTGATTGGCTTGAGACAATTGATAAGAAGTTTGAGAAAGCTGAGTTAATTGGTGAGGCTAATGCTCGCTATTACAACTTGCCTCAGAAATCTTATCGACCAATGTTCAATACTTTGCACAGCAGTCTTTGTTCATCTGCTATTCGAGGTCAGGCATTAGATACATTCAGATCAGTATGCCGAGCGCAGATTAAATTTATTGATGTATTGCTATGGCAAGCGCATGGCAACAATCATTTGTTTAGTGGTGAGCGTGTTCTTGGCATCAAGGGCATGGAAGGTCGCGGTGGCATTGGAGTTGGTCACGCAAAAGAATTCCGTGGAACAAGAGATGTTGGCGGTAAAATTTTGAAATCGTGGATTGGTGATGATGCTTTGGTTTATAAGCCAGAGGAAAAATTAAATGACGCAATTAGTTCGGAAAATTAAACGCACAAGCATAGTAACGACAGAGCCAATCACATTGGCAACTGCTCGATTGCATTTGCGTCTTGATGCTGTTGGCTCTCCTGCCGCACATCCTGACGATGCTTTGGTGACTGCTTTGATTAAGACTGCGCGTGAAGCTGTTGAGTCATTTACAGAGTTGACTGTTGCACAAACAACTTATGCAATGGCTCTTGATGAATTTCCTGTCAATGAAATTGAACTAGGTACGAGTCCAGTTAACTCAATCACAAATATCACATATACAGATACCAATGGTGCTACGCAAACATTAAACGCAAATCAATACATCTTTGATTCTTACAGTAATCCTGCAAAGATTTTTCCTGTAACTATTTGGCCTCATACAAAGATAGTTCCAAATGCTGTCATTGTTAGATTTGCCGCAGGGTTTACAGATGGATTAAGTCCGAATGAATATCCGATGCCAACTGCTTTAAAGCAAGCGATGTTGTTATACATTGGTGAGCTTTATGAAAATCGTGAAGCTATCAATGTTGGAAACATAGTTACACAAATTCCTTATGGCATGATTCACTTGATGACTCCCTATCGCATTAACATGGGTGCGTAATGAGAATCTCAAAACTTCAACAGCGAATTATTGTTCAGCGGAGAAGCGCAACGCTCGATGCCTATGGACAAGAGATCAACTCTTGGACAAACATCGGAACAGTATGGGCAGAAGTTAAGCCGTTAAGTGGTACTGAGAAAATGAGAACCAATGCAATGGTCGTTGAGTCTCAGATTACACATCGAGTCACAGTCAGATATTCTGCATTGTTCTTGCCATCTGTGGATGCTGATGCTTGGCGTATTCTTTTGGGTACGCGCATCTTCAATATCACAGCATCTTGGAATGTTGATGAGGCTGATAAGACAATTATCTTTGATTGCACAGAAGGAACATTAGATGGCCAGTGATCAAAGCATATCGATAAGCGGACTAGCTGATCTACAAAAAATGTTAGATGAGTTACCCGCAAAGATAGAAGCTAATATTATGCGAGGCGCATTGCGTCAAGGTGCTAATGTCTATCGTGATCGTGCAAGAGCTGCCGCCCCTGTCGGTAAGACTGGAAAATTAAAGAAAAGCATTAAAGTAAAAACTAATGTGAAAAAAGGAAAAGCTGTTTCGCAAGTTGTTGCGGGTGGTGGTGATGCCTTCTATGCAAAATTTGTAGAATTCGGCACAGCGTCTTTTTATGAAGGAACTGGAAAGACAGTAGGCGGTCCATATAAGATTTCTCCAAAGAATAAAAAGGCGATAAAATTTGGAGAAGTATTTTCTAGCACCGCAGTTCATGAAGGGGTAAGACCAACTGGCTTCATGCGTAAAGCATTTGATGGTGGAACAACTGAAGTGATTGATCAAGTTGCTGATTACATTCGTATGAGAATTGGTAGAGAGATTGTGAAATCATTATGAATCCAGAACTCATAATTGCCGCTATGCTGAATACTGGTGGAATTACAGCATTGGTTGGCACTCGCAAAGCAATGTCACAGTTGCCGCAGAATACAGCCTTTCCTGCGCTTGTTTATACAGTCATTGATGCAATACCATTGCCACACATAAATTACGCGACAGAACGCCAGATGGCGCGAGCTAGAGTGCAGATCAATCCACTTGCTAAAACAATGGCAGAAGTGAAATCAATCCATGATCAAGTTCGCTTGGCGATGGACTTTAAATTACAACAGACATTTGCGGGTAAGACAGTTATCAGTAGTCGCCTAGATTTATTCGGTTCACCCGAAAAAGATTTAGATACTGGTACTTGGACTCAATCCGCAGATTATTTGGTGTCTTACTATGAGTGAGACACAAACCAGTTTCAGGCATTTGCTTGAAAATTCTGCTCACATCCCTGTGGGCTTTTTTTAAAACCGAGAGGAAAAGACCATGACAGTCCGCACATCCGCAGGGACAACACTCCGTGTTACTGCGTCAGCACCCGCAACCTTCAACAGCACAGGGTATAACACTCTGTTCACAACATCTCCCGTCCCCGCACTCGTTGGTGAAATCACCGACTTGGGCGAGTTTGGTCGTGAGTATGCTTTGGTCACGCATATGCCAGTTGGCTCGCGTGGCACACAGAAGTTCAAAGGCTCATTCAACGAAGGCACAATCACTTTGTCTTTGGGTTTGGATACCGATGACGCAGGTCAAATTATTATGAAAGCCGCAAGCCTTTCTGATAACGACTATTCGTTTATGGTGACCACACAGAATGGCGACAAATACTATTTCAGGGCTCAGATCATGTCTTGGAAAGTAGGCGTTGGCTCTGTTGATTCAATCACTACTGCAACTGCAACATTGGAAATCACAACCAATGCCGCAGGAGTTGGTATTGTTGAAGCACTTGCCGCTTAAAGAATTGCCGTAAATGGCAACACGCGCACCTACTCGGGTCAGTTCGCATCCTTCGCGGGGTGCGGCTGATTCGAGCAAGGGCAATAACTCTCCCCGCGAAAGGATTACTAAAATGTTTGATATCTCAGAATTGGCAGTCAAAGACACAGCCATCGTTGAATTGGAAACAGTTGAAGGCGATGCGTTGCTTGATGTAAATGGAAACCAACTTTCAATCACAGTCTATGGACCAGGCTCTAAGGCTTTCCAGAAGGCTCAGAGTATTCGCAATCGAGCGATTCTTGAGTATGTGAAGAAGGGTGGAAAGAAGATGAAAGAAGGCGAACAGCGCGAGCTTGATGCTGAGTTTTTATCTGCTTGCACAGTCAGCTTCAATGGCTTTGGCTACAAAGACTTCACAGGCATCGAGATGTTTAAAGCGGCTTATCTTGATTCAGCCATCGGCTTCATTACTGAACAAGTAAATAAAGCTGTTGGTGATTGGGCAAATTTTACTCAGGCATCATCGAAGACTTAATTCTTTATGCAAGACAACTGGCTTGGTTCAGATCAATGCCAGTTTCTAAGCAAGAGAAATCTGTTGCATCAGGTGATAAGCAAGCTGAGTTAACACGCGCAGAGAAGATTCAAAAAAATGGCGGTAAGCCATTGATGCCTGATGTTGGTGATGCTGAATATGTGATAACCTATTGGCAAGATTTGGGCATGGTTGAGATGGGTGGAATGAGCGCAGTTCCGCTATCAGCTAAAGAAATTGTTTCATGGCAACAATGCACAGGCGTTCAGCTTGAAGCATGGGAATTCAGGGCAATCAAACAAATGTCTCAAGCATATTTAGTGCAATCCAAAGAGAGTGAAAAGCCTGAGTGCCAACCTCCATTTGGTGATCCAGTAAGCGAGTTCGATAGAAGTATCGTGAGCAATAAAGTCGGCAACGCTTTCAAGGCGTTCATTCAGGCGAAAAGGTAAGTCATGGCAACAACAGTCGGGCAACTAACAATCGAGATGGCGGCTAACATTGTTCGTCTCCAACAAGATTTGGATAAGGCCAAGAACTCTGTTTCCTCTGCTATGTCATCAATTCAGAAGTCGGCAAGTATGGCGGCTAATGCGTTGGGTGCGATTGGAGTTGGCTTATCAGTTGCGGCTTTTACTGGATGGATTAAGAGCGCAATAGATGCCGCTGACGAAACCAATAAGATGGCGCAGAAGATTGGTGTAGCTGTCAAAGATGTAGCAGGGCTTCAGCTCGCCTTTAGACAGGCGGGTATAGATAGCGGTGCGCTACAAACAAGCATGAGTAAATTGTCTGTCGCTATTGCGAACGGCAATGATGCTTTTGTTGCGATGAACATCAGCACACGCAACACAGATGGAACTCTGAAATCTACTCGCCAAGTCTTAGGCGAAGTCGCTGACAAATTTAAATCATACGAAGATGGCGCATCCAAGACTGCGCTTGCTATCCAGTTGTTCGGCAAAGCGGGCGCTGAGTTAATCCCATTGCTCAATGCAGGAGCAGATAGCTTAGATCAGTTTGATGAGATGGCTCGTAAGCTAGGTTTAACAATCACAGATGAGACAGCCGCAAG